GTTCACGTATACCATCTATGTCAACTGGTGGAGCAGCTATGAAAGCTACAATAAAAGCTGTAGTAGCAGTTAAAAGTGCAGGGATCATTAGCACACCAAACCACCCCACGTAGAGGCGGTTCTCAGTGCTCGTAACCCAGTCACATAAACTCTGCCAGTTGGTATTTGGTTTTGTTAGTGTGGCTGTAGTCATTTAATTAGAAAGAGTATTTGATTCCTAGTTTAGAACCATAAGAATTATCGACATCTTTCTTTGAGATGCCAGAGAGTTCTCCATAGATGCCAAGCTTCTGTGTTACATTAAATGTCCCACCAGCTTTACCAGAAAATTCTGTTTCTGTACCATCTACATCAGCGACTGCTGTGAAAGCAGGACCGCCTTGAATGTAGTAGTCAAATTTATTTGCTGAACCTTCGTAGCCAACGTGTAGGTCTACAGTTCTTCCGTCATAATCGGAGCCTGTGTAACCGTTGTTAACTTCTGAGTTCAAATAAACTCCAGCGAATGCAGGAGTAGATAATAGTGATGCTGCTGTTACAGCGAGAAATTTTTTCATTAAAATATTCCAGGGATGATTTGTCCAGTCGTGGCGTAAGCTCCTAGAGCTGCCACAATGCCGAGCATAGCCCAGCGTCCATTTTGAAGTTCAGCGTTGTCGTTCATAGTGTATTCAATAGGAGTTTGAAGTGCGATTACTTCTGTGTCGTTCATTAAAATAAATGAGTATGTTAATGGGCGAGGATGAAAGTTCAGGTCGCCACGATACACTATATTTAACCTCGTATTCTTTCTCCAAGACTTAGTATAATCTTTCTTATACTAGCTGGGTGTCCTCTTAAAGTACCATCTTTACCTTGGAAGCGTTGCATATGTTGATCAAACTTATCAGTTGATGCATTAGCTTGTAGTCTAGAGTCACCTTTTTCAGGTCTAACACTAGGATATCTTTTTGATGCCATGATTAATAACTTGGTCCTCCTTTTTTCTTAGCTGCTTCTGTAGCTTTTTTAGATTTAATTTCTAAATCTCTTCTATTGCTTTCAGCACTATAGCACTGTCTTTGAAATTCACCAACAATAGATTGATTAGGCTGCCTATTATGTTTCTTTCTGTAAGCAGCTATCTTATCTTGTACGCATTTAGTAGGCATGATTTAGAATTGTAGATTTTCTGACCGTTCTAGTTTTGCTATAACATCCTGACGGTAAGCAGGGTCTTGATCATATCTTCTATCACTCATAGCAGCTACTAATTCTGCTTGACTTCTGAAGACATCTTGATTTGTTTTGGGTGCTTTTCCTGTGTACATTTGTCCTTCGTATCCGTTTGCATTATCGTACTGACTCTTCAATCCTGAGACTGCTAGTTTGATAGCTTCTACACTACCAGTACCAACAATCTCATCGAAAGCATCAATGTCAGATTGACCTAAGTTTTCTCCAGCCCAAGTAACAAGTTTACCATAGGCTTCTTCACCTCCAGCGAAGTTCTTTATATCATTTATCTGAGCATCTTCTATTTCAGCAGCTGCAGCTTGAGCTTGAGGTAAAGAATCTTGAACTTCTAAATAAGCTTCAACTAATTCTTTGCTACTCATACCAGAAAACTTTTCTATAGTTTCAGGTGTAAGCTCTCCTTTTTCATTGAATTCATCTGAAGCTGATGTAATTAACTCAGCTGCTTCAGATACTTCTGAAGTTTCTTCCGTTTCTTCTGTTGTTTCTTCTGACTCCACCTCTGCAGTATCTTCGGTGTCCCCAGCTTCTCCGCTATCTTGATTACCTTTTTCTCCAAGTTTCTTGCTAAGTTCAACATAGGCTTTCTCTAATTCTGCAGCGTCTTTATATTTACCTGCTAGTAATCCTTCCTGTTGCTCTACTAGAGCTTCTCCTACTTCCAGTGAGTTCTGCTCTTCTGGAGTAAGAGTATCTCCTGTGGTAACTGTATCAGTACCAGCATCATATGTTAATGTTTCTGCCATTTCTTATTGAGGTGGTTGTTGTTGTGTCATTCCTTGCATAAAACCAGCTGCATTATCTTCAGCATTCTCAGTCTTAGATGGATCAAATAAAGGTGATGATGCCATAGAACCAGCTTGCTTAACAAGTTCTTGGTTAGCCATCTGTGCTTGTTGTTGTTGAGCCTCTTGATCTAACTGTTCTTGAGTCTTGATTAAGTTTAATACGTCTATACCTTGAGCTGCTGCCAATCTCTTGATAGCTTCTGAAGGATCTACAAACTTAAGTAATGCTTCTGCACCTAATGTCTGTGCAATAGTTTGTATAAATAAAGTTAAAGCTTCTCTATCTTGTCCTCTACCTAAAGCATTAACACCTGCTACTATCTTAGGTCTAACTAAATCTTTAGGTAGCTTAGGTATTTCATTTGATCTTTGTAAGACAAGGAGTATTCTATTTAGATATGGAACTAGGAACTCAACTGTTAGTAAAGAGAATAATCCACCAAGACTATTATCTAATTCTAACTGTGTCATCCTTACTTCTTCTGCTGTAACTCTTTCTGCATCCCTAACATTTGGTATAAGGAATGCCTCTAATATTCTTTTTTCAATTGTTAATGCAAGCTGTGATGCTGTAGCAAAATCTGCTTGTTTACCTACTTGTACTACTCCTACATCTTCTGGTCTACCTTGTATGATAGCACCGTTACCAGCTTGAGCTAGTGTCTGTGGTTTAGTAGTTGCACTAGGAGACACCAAGAAAATAACTTTAGCAGCTACACTTGATCCTTCTACCAATGCTTGTGACAGTCCATTGAGTGATCTAAGATCTCCAATGAATTCCTCTACTCTACCACGACCATAATCTTCTCCGTCTACTGTATTGAATCGAAGAACTAACCAAGGACTAGCTGTCTTTGGAGCTGTGCTACGACTACCAGGAATGATTAGATCGTCTACTTCCTGATGCCAAACCCAACGTCCATTGCTAGGGTCCATCTTAACGCATGTGTATACTTCTGCGTCGTCTTCATCTGAACCTTCTTTTGATGGATTGTTAGGATCATTAGGGTACTCTGGTTTAGGTTCAAGTCCGAGTACTTTTCTACTTATGATTTCCTTAGTAACAATCTCTATTATATTACCGTTACCATCTCTATTAACAACGTATCTTTGTAGTGGGAAATGTTTTAATCCATCCTTACCCATAAAGATAAGTGCATTACCTGAGACAATAAGATGCTTTAATGCTTGATGTACTACAACTCTATCATCTGATGCAGATATATAATCCATGATCATTCTCTCTATCTTAGAGAAAGAAAGATCTAATTCACTTCTTATAGCTGGATCTAAATCCTCTCCTAACTTATCATCTCTGACTTGTAGTTTGAAGAATGCTGTTTGAGGAGGGATCATTGCTAACATTAATTTTGAAGCTAATGTAACAACCGCTTTAGCTCCTACTGATTGCCATGGTTGTAGTAGGTGTTGCTTGCCACCTTTTTGTTTTAGATCGTGTTGTACGAGATAAGGTAAGGTAAGTTCTGAACACTCAACTGCTGTATCAAGAAACTGTGATCTATTATTTGAGAGTTGGGTGTATCTTTGACTTGCCTTATACATTTACTCCTCCAGTGGTTGAGCCACTTTCACTTTCATTTAAATTAATTTTTAAAGCATCTGTACCTGTTTTATTAGCAGCTGCACTGCCTGATTCTTTCTTAGAAGAACCGTATTGTATACTAGCTACTTTATCTTTGTCTTTAGTTTGTCTAGCATCAGGTAAACCCTGATCTTGATCTACTCTAGGTGCTATTGCTGGTGCGCCTGCAGTAGTTTGAGTTTCAACTTTGAATAGACACATATTATTCTAATAATTGTTTAACGTATTCTACTACTGACTGTTGACCAGCCCTATACATAATAGAATTTATTTCTTCTTTTGGATGGATGGTTTGAGGTGGAAATTTATTATCTAAATCTTCGATTAATTTTTCTAGCTTTTCCGAGTGGAGGTTAAGCGTACTGGGGTAGATTTGTGTTTGCATGTTCAAAGAAAGCTGGCATTCTAGCTGCTCTGGTGTCAGAAAGTTGAGGTGCTTTGAT